CCGACCGACCTCGTATCCGAGGCGCTCCGCCTCGACGGCGGCGCCGACGAGGCCACCCCGGCGCGCGTCGGCATCGGCCTCCTCCACCACCAGCAGGGAACCTCGGGGTTCGCCAACCGGGTGCTCGCCCTCGCCCGCAAATACAAAACCGACATCATCTACGATCAGCTCTCCCAGTCGGCGGGTGTCGAGGTGGAGACCCTCTCCCGGGCCATGCCACGCCCGACGCTCACCCCGGCTACGACAGTGGATGTCCGCCGAGCTGCGACCAAGGTTCTCCAAGGGCTCGACCCCGAGCACGACACCATCCGGCATTGGCGACAGTCGCAACTCGATAACGCTGTGGCGATCGCGGTAAAACGCTCGATCGGCTCGGCCGGTGGGTTCGGGTTCGGGCGCCCCAAGGGCGACTACGCCGCCGACATCACCCCGGTGGAGGCGTGCTCACTGGCCCTGCATTTCCTGCCCGAGACCAAGAAGAAACCCAAGGTAGAAGTGACATTCGGCTAGCCGCCTCGAACTACCCCTAGAGCCGCCCACGGGAAACCGTGGGCGGCTCTCTCGTTGGCTCCTGTGGAACCTGTTGTAGCGACAACCAAACGCCGCTTGTAGGAATCCGACATGCCGGCTAGGTGATCTGTTGTAGGAAACCTCCAAACGCGTGCTACGGTTTCGATCGTGGGATTCTGGTCAAGACTTATCGGCGGCTCGGCCGTAGCCGCTCCATCGGTGGGCATCCAAACACCGTGGGCGCCGCCGTCCGACGCTCTCGCCACGTTCACCGCCCAGATCATCGGCGCCGATGATGCCGAGGTGGTGACCCGGGAGAGCGCCCTACGGGTGCCCGGGGTCAAGCGGGCACACGGGATTCACGCCTCGATCGTGGCGGGCGCCTCGTGGTTCGAGTTCGAGGGCGACACCAAAGCGGCCGACCAGCCCGGGTGGCTCCTGTCGAGTCGGTCCGGGGTCTCCCCGTATCACCGCATGTTCGGGGTCGCCTCCGACCTGTTCATGTCCGGGTGGGCGTGTCTCGCGTTCACGGGCAACCCGTGGGAGGAGGGCGTTGACGCCCTCCACATCCCGGCCGGGCTGTGGGGTATCGACCCGAACAACGGCCGGGTGGTGCTCGACTCGACCATCCCGGCCGAGTATCACGCCCTCCCGGTGGCCATCCCGCTCGGGTTCGGTGAGAACGGTCTACTGATCGACGCGGCCGATACCGTCCGAGCCGCCCGTTCGATCGAACGGGCGTGGATGGAGCGGGTAGAAAACCCGATCCCGGCGACCGACCTGCACATCAACGACCCCGCCTACAACGGGATGACCAAGCGCGAAAAGACCAAGCTCGTAGACCAGTGGAACGAGAACCGCAAGCGCTCGGGCGGACAGACCGCCGTAACGCAATCGTTCCTCGACGTGCGGGCCCTCGGGCAGGTCTCCGCCGACCTGTTCGAGAAAGGGCGGAACGCGGTCCGCCTCGACTTGGCCAACCACTCCGCCGTGCCCGCCTCGATCATCGAGGGCGCCAAGGATGGCGGCGGCTCGGACCTCAACTACACCAACGACGGCTCGAAGCGGGCCGAGCTGTACGACTTCGGAACCGTCCGGTTCGTGCAGGCGATCGAGGCCCGGCTGTCCCTCGATGACGTGTGCAAGCCCGGCCGCTCGATCCGCGCCGATGTCTCGTGGCGGACCGCGCCGCAGACCCCCGACACCAACCCGACCTCGGAGGACTAATGACCAACGCAACCGTCACCATCGACGCGGGAACCCTGCTGTTCGCCGAGCACGACGACATGCTCGCCACCGGGCTCCTCGTGCCCTACGGGGTCGAGGCACGCTCCAACCTCGGCACGTTCACGGTTGACCCGGGCGTGTTCGAGCTGCCCGCCGACGTGACCGGGATGTCGGTCAACACCGACCACGAACGGGAGCGGGTGGTCGGCGGGTTCGAGCGGGTGTGGGAACAGCCCGAGGCGGGCATCCTCTACGCCATGCGGTTCGCCTCGACGCCCGAGGGTATCAAAGCGCGCGACGAGGCCCGATCCGGGAAGCGTCGGAACCTCTCGGTTGAGGCATCCGATGTGAAGATCCGCAACGGGCGCGCCGTGTCCGGGCGGGTGTTCGGAGCCGCGATCGTTGACCAACCCGCATTCCCGGGTGCCACCCTCCTCGCGGCGGCGCCCGACACCGAACCCTCCTCGGCCGGGGAGAACACCCCCGTACCCCCGGCCGAGGAGACCACCGACCCGGAGCACCTCACCATCGATGCCGAGGTGCTCCCCGTAGACGTGACCGTGACGACGCCCGATGGCGCCGCGGTCTACGAGCCCGTCGCCTCGACCGAGGCGCCGGAACCCACCATCGAAGGGAACGGCACTTTGACCGCCACCACCACCGCCGAGGCGACGAGCACCCCCGCTCCCGGTTCGGTTCCCACCACCCTCCTCGCGTCGGGCTCGACCCCGCCCGCGGCCACGAGCCCGGCGACCACGAGCCCGCGGGAGACCGCATCGGCCGGAACCCTGTTCGCCGCGTTCTCCCGCGTCAAGGCGGGGCTCGCGTCGGTCGAGGATCACACCCTCCTCGCCGCCCTCTCGAACGTGACCATGAGCGGCGGCGGCGCCGCCCAGCTCCCCGCCGCGGGCGTGCTCCGCCCGGCATGGCTGGGAGAGGTCTACAACGGTGTCTCCTACGTCCGGGAGTACATCCAGCTTCACAACCTCGGCACCGACATCAGCGCGGGAGGCAAGAGCGGCTACCAGATCGGCCGCGGCGCCAACGAGGCAGGAGAGGTGGATCACCTCGACGGCTCGTGGGCGGGCAACCTCGCCGACGTCAAGAGCGGGCAGGGGTTCACCAAGACGATCAACTCGACCGTCGCCCGGTTCGCCATCGGGAACAAGCTCGGCCGGGAGTTCTTCGACCTGCCCGGCGGCGCCGAGACCGTGGCGGCGTGGTTCGGGCTCATCGCCGAGGACCACCTCTACTGGTCGGACATGGAGGCTCTCGCCCTGATCATCGCCACGGCCGGGAACCCGGTCGCCGCGGCAACGGCCAAGTACTCGAACAAGTACCCGGTGGCCGTGGGTCAGCTCATTCAGGGCATCCTCGCGGTGAAGCGCCGCAAGGCGGATGGCCGGAAGGATGTTCCCACCTACGCGATCGCCAACGAGCTCGCCTACGAGCAGATGGCCTACGCCGCGGGCGGTGAGGAGAACCTCCCCGCGTTCGTGTCCCTCGTGGTGACCACCGCCTCCGGTGGCACCGTGGATGGCAACGTGCAGGTGGTCGAGGGTGACACCGGCATCGACAACACCCCCTCGGTCATCGTCGGCGCCAAGCAGGCGATTGACTTCGACGAGCTGCCCGGTGGCCCGCTCACCGTGGACGCCCTCGACCTCGCCAAGGGCGGGGTGGATCGCGCCGTGCACGGCTACCTCCAGAAGTTCGTCAAGCGTCCGGAGGCCATCGTCAAGATCGGCACGGCGGACGCCTGAGACCCGGGAGCGTAGGCGATGGCTGAATGGTTCACGGTCGAGGGCACCACGCCCGAGGAGGCCAACACAGCACAAGAGAGGCTCGCCGCGGCATGGCCTGACGCGCCGATGTCCAACCTCGAAGTCTGTTCACTCGTGCTCGAAACCGCCCGTGAGCAGGTCATCGCCTACGCCCCCGACCCCGAGGAGGCGCCCGAGCAGATCACGGCGCTCCTCGAATCGCTCGGCTACTCGGCCGCGGCGATCGCCGCGGTGCTCGACGGGCTCGCCCTCGACCCGCCCGCCGACCCGCTCCGCCGCTACGTCTACGCCCAGCTCTCCCAAGCGGTGAACCTGTGGAACGCGGGTCGGGTCTCCTCGGATGGCGATGTCGGGGTGGACGGGTTCACGTTCACGCCCCGCCCCCTCGACAAGACCATCCGGGCGATCATCCGCCCGACCGGAGGGAGCTTCGATGTCGGATAGCCCGGAGAGCGTCCGGGAGTACATCCGGGCCCACGTCACCATCCCGGAGGCGTTCCGCCTCATCCCCAACCAGACGATGCCGCAGACCATCGACCGCCCAACGGTGGTGGTCAAGCACCTCCGGATGGAACCCCTCGCAGAGGCCCCGGTCGGGCACGTGCGAAACACCGTGATCCTGACCCTCGCGGACCACCACGAAACCGAGGCGATCGCCGAGGAGGCGTTGGACACGGCCGTTGTGGAACTCCTCACCGCCCTCGACGGCCACGAGGCGATCACGTGGACCGAGGCCGAAAAGGTCTCGGTGGTGGATCGCTACCTCGGCTGGGACATCACCCTCACTGTCATCACATCCCGAAAGGAAACCGCCTAATGGCAACCGTCGTTCCCAAGCCCTTTATCATGGGCAACGCGCTGGTCAAGATCGGCGCCGACAACCACGAACTCGCCGTGAACTCGGTGGAGTTCAAGCCCACCCCGATCACGGCCATTTTCCGTGGTCTCACCCCCGCCGCCCGCTACCCGGTCTCGGGCGGCTCCGACTGGTCGGTGGACATCGGCTATGCGCAGGACTGGAACACCACCGGGGCGCTCTCCCGCTACCTGATGACGGCCGAGGGAACCACGGTCGCCATGGAGTTCACGCCCGTTGCGGGTGGCCCCAAGGTGACCGCAAACGTCACCATCCTTCCCGGCGCGATCGGCGGGGCGGGCTCGGCGGTCGCCACGGGTTCGGTCTCCCTCCCGTGCGATAAGCCCGTTCTCGGCGCTGTGATCTAGCGGTGGCCAGCTCGGGCCGAATCTCCCTGTTGGTCTCCAAGGACCTACAGCTCGTGGCCGCGGTGGCCGCAAATCTCGAGCCCGAGCTGTCCAAGCAGCTCAACGCCCAGACCCGCCAGCACGCCGAGCCGGTGTGGCAGGAGGAAGTCAGGGACCGTGCGAGCACCCGGTTGCAACACCGGGTGCTCGCCGACTCGGCCCGGGTCTCCGCCTCACGCGCCAACGTGATGCTCAAATCGGCCGGCGTCGGGCGGCTCTCCTCCGGGACCAAGCCCTCAATGGTCGCCGCGGGCGCCGAGTTCGGAGCCGCACCCGGAACCATGGTCGCCACCCGGAGCCGGAAGGGCAAGCGGTACAACCGCCGTATGGGCTCCACCTTCCCGAGCCCCCGCCGCGGCGGGTACGTGATTCACCCGGCCGTGGGGGCGGTGGTGCCGCGCATCGCTTCACTGTGGGCCCAGACCGCCTACCGCACCGTGGCCGACCTATTCGAGAAAGCACGAGGATAACCCGTGGCGGGTAAGACATTCTCTGTCGGCATCGCGTCCGAAACCAAAGCGTTCAAGCAGGGCATAGAGACCGGGGTTATCGCCCCGGTGAAAACCTCGATCGAGGCACTCGATAAGCTCGCCAACTCCCGTGGGCCCGAGCAGCTCGAAGATGGCATGCGGGACGCCCAGCGCCAGACCGAGCGGCTCGGCGATGAAGTCAAGGACACCGCCCGGGACATCGAGCGGGAGTTTCGAGACTCCTATTCCGGGGTGAAGCGCTCCGCCGATGATGCCCATGACGGTATCAAGCGGGGCGCCAATGAGGCCAAAGATGAAGTGACCTCGACCGCCCGGGAGGGCGCCGCCTCGTTCTCGGGTGAATGGTCCGACGTGGGCGATGTCGTGCAAGAGTCCCTCGCCAATGCGTTCTCGGGGTTCGGTCCGGGCGGTCGAGGTC